GTGCATATATTCAAGTCTTTCATTTTCTTTTCGATTCTTGTCTATACATTTATTACCTTCCCATCTAAAGTACATATATCTGTACATATCTGGTGAATCGAAACATATTTTTTCACTCAACTCGCCATCAAATACTGCTTGATAACACTCTGGAATAATAGCATACCCTGAAATAAACATGCTTCTTGGAATTTTTATCGGAAGTTTTACGGCATTGGTTGTTCTGTAATTCATTGCGTAGATATCTGCTCCAAAACACTGAGAGGCAAAATCTATCTTGGGAACTTTTCCCCCCACCGTTTTCTCATGAAGTTTTTTATCTATCCTTTTCCACCCTAGACTTTTTAAGCATTGTTGTTTCCTCTCATCCTCTCGAATTTCTCCAGAAATAATAGCGAGTAATCCAGAAATTGCATTCATCGAATCTATGGCATCATTATAAGGAGATCCGCCTTGATGGTACGTTCCAGTATAAACATTGCCGTGCTGATCAACTGCATTAACTGGGCGGATGCCACCTTGTGTTGATTGTGGTATATAAACAGGCTGACTTGTCGATCCTGATTTTGCATAATCTTCACAGGTTTTTTCGTCTTCAGCAAACTTTCTTTCAGGAAATACATAATTTCCATAATATCTTGTGCATCCAGTCAGTAAAAAAATACATATTAAAATTGCTATATTTTTCATTTTTTATACCCTGCATTTTCTGTAAACCTCACACAACCCCTACAACTCACTCTGCTGTAACCTGCAACGTCCAATAATTTCCACCGTTTCTTGTTCGCCAATTTCACGACGTACAGGGCCATTATCAGAAATGAGAGCAACTATTCGCCCCTGATCGTCAACCTCAACGCGTTTAATCAGGTAGCGTTCCTGGAACAGAAGATAATAAATCTTGCCGTTTTCCGGGATGATATCCGTCTCATCAATCAGAACAGCAGCGCTTTCGTTGATAGTTGGATACATAGAGTCGCCGCGAGCGTGGACAAAAGATAATTTATTCAGAGGAGCACCTATGCGATAAACTTGTTCTCTCCGTACAGGGAAATAGGATTCGATCTCTCTTGATCCATCATCGTAGCTGCCTCCCATGCCTCCACCTGCCTTACGCAAGGGAATAAAAAGGCAATCTGTAGCCATCATATCTTGCAGCGCTCCAAGTAACCCCTCCGCAATATATGGCAGCGGCAAAGTCGTTACGCCTTTCAAGAAGCTGACCAGTGTAATCCATTTGGGTCCCTGCAAGGTGGACCGGTGTCCATTTATGATTTTACTGATTGTGGACTGAGGTATGCCGGTAGCCTTGCTCATATCGGCCTGAGTTACGCCCCTTTTGCTGGCGTCAATCATAGCATTCCTGATCAAATCGATGTCACTGACAGAACTGGTTACTTCTGTTCCTGCCTGCATTGGAAGCCTCCTTTAGCGTAATATTCCTATTGGCATAATTTTTTTATCCATTCAACCTATTGCCAAATTATTCCCTAGGGAATAAACTAGAATCATGAATACTGAAACTTTCCGATCTGACTTTATGGCTCGCCAGGCAGCAACGGGGCTTTCTCAAGTCGAGATATCCCGCATGTGCGGTGTTAACCAGCCTCTGATTTCCCGCTTTTTGAGCGGGACCAGAGGTCTGGGGATCAAGCCCATGATCAAACTCTGGCCGTTTGTCTACGGCTGTGAGTTCCCCATGCCAGCAGGCGGCGAGCATGGCTCCCAAGCGTGAGCAGACGCTCTCTTTCAAGGTCTCTGAGTATGAGGCCTTGACCCTGCGGCGCATCGCTGCGGAGGCGGACATGGAAGTCTCTGAACTCCTGCGTGTCTGCATAACTCTTGCCCTTCCTATCGTGGAACGCGTTGACTATGTGCATCGGCTACGTATGGAAGATAACAAAACTCTCCAAGAGTGTCGGTAAAACAATGGTTTGCTGTTGTTTTACGCATGAAAACCATGACAATACGTGGAGATAATCGTGATTGATGTCATGATATGTGTGTTTGTTTTTGTCATCTACGCCATTGCGGCGTGGTGTTTATGGGGGAAGTATGAGTAAGAAGAATCTACCACTGTGCCCAAGCTGTGGGCGCGAGATGGAAAGGATAATGAGACTGGGAGAGGAAATCCGGCGGCTTTTTTATTGCCCTAATTGCAAAGCTACGCGTTCGAGGAATGGCGAAAGCTGGAGCTGGAAAGACCTTCAGTTCGCCATCCTCGGTGAGCTACGCCTGATCAAAGCATATTTGCATCATCAAACATTCCCTTCCGGGGTCCCTGCCACTGACCAGACAGAACAAACTCATACTGCATGCGGAAAATGCGACGAGCATCTTCAACAGCAGCCTGCCTGTTGTCGTACTGAAGCATCGAGCAGGCAGCGGCCGTCAACATCCCGGCAAGCTGCACGGCGCTTTCGTCAGACGAGAAAGAAGGAAAGGGAATCTCGGACATAGCAAATCTCCTGCGTGAAAGTGTTTGTGTGGCAACAGCACGATACGCGGAGCACTGGCCGGAGGCAAACACCTCCGGCCAACCAGAAGGATAAGGTAATAGCCATATGAAGCAATCGACAGCCAAGAAATGTCCGGCATGCGGCGGGCGCGTCAATGGGAACAAGTACGACAAGTGCTTCCTCTGTCGCCAGGCAGAAAAGCAGGCAAAGAAAGCCGAGGAGAGTAAGGCACGGCACTTTGCGCCAACTGCCCTGCAGAAAAAGTTCGGCCTCGAGCGTGAGACGCGCTGCCACACAAAGGGCTGCAACAACCTCACCTCAGGCAACTACTGGTGCATCGAGTGCCGCGAGAAGCGCAAAGAGACCTATGGCGCTCGTACTGACGGGATGTGGATATACTGAGTGCTGAGCCAGAAAAGGCGAAGCCCCCGCAGGGAGAGCAGGGGCTTCATGGCCAGGTGAACAGCCACCGGGCACAGATATCCTACGGAGGGAAGTATGCCAGACAACAGCGGCGATAGCAAGGGTTTTTTCTTGTATTTGAATCAGGCAGACGCCTTACTCCACCTGCCTCCAGAAACTGCCATGAAGGTGCTGAGGGCATGCAGAGACTTCCATGCCGGAGAAGACGTGGATCTTTCCGATCCTGTTGTAGCCTGCATGTTTGAGCTCATGCGCCCCATCTTTGAGGCAGCTCAGACCAAAAGCCAGAACAGGCGTGAAGCGGGCAGAAAGGGCGGGATGGCAAAGACTGCCAATGCCAAGCAGGAGCCAGTCGGCGACAGCGAGACAGAGCAGGCTGAACCTGATGAAAGCAAAGACAAGCAAAATGTAGCAAACTCTAGCAAAGGTAAGCAAACTCTAGCAAAGCCTAGCTATAAACAAGAACAAGAACAAGAACAAGAACAAGAACAAGAAAGTTTTAATATTACCTCCCCTAGCGGGGAGGTTGTCGGCGTCACTGCGCCGACCCCTGCCCAGGAGGCTCCGCCGCTCCCTGCCCAAAGGGCTTCGCCCCCCCCTTGCCCTCACGGGGAGATCGTCGAGCTTTATCACGCAACGCTCCCGGAACTCCCCCGCGTGGATAGCATGAGCGAAACTCGCAAGGGCCACCTGCAGGCCCGATGGCGAGAACGGCTTGCAAAACACGACTACGGCGACAAGCAAGGCGGCCTCGCCTGGTGGAATCGCTTCTTCCTCCGCGTCAGGGACTGCCCATGGCTCATGGGCCAGGTGACAGCACGGGACGGCAAAGTCTTCAGGGCTGACCTCGCATGGCTCATCAGGCCCGAGAATTTTCTCAAAACGCTCGAGGGCAAGTACGACCGGCGGGAAGGGGAACGCGTCAAGTCCTGGCAGGAACGCGAATCTGACGCCAACACAGCGGCCTTTCTGGCCATGAACTAGGGGGCAAGACATGGACAAGCTGCAATTCGCAAACTGGATGCAGGCCGTGTATGCCTGTTTCTCCAAGGCTCAACCTTCCCCGGCTGCCCTCAAGGCCGTATGGCAGCGTGTGGAGAGCCTGCCAGACGGGTTCTTCGACTTCGCCAAGGAGCGCCTCGAAGACTACACGGCGCTGCCAGTCAACCTCGGGCGTGAGCTCAAGCGCGTCATCTGGCCCGAATACCTGGAACGCTACCCCCAGCTCAAGGCCAGGGAAAACACACAGCGCTGCAGAGACTGCGACCCCGACAACCCCGGCATGTTCTGGGCTTGGGATGTGACCGGCAAACGCTGGTATTTCAAGTGCCGCTGCAATAACAGGCCGGATCAGGCGCACATGCAGTCCTGGAGCCGACAACAGGCCCTGAATGCAGGCTACCTGCTATCGGACCCCTTTGCACCTAAGGCTCCGCGCCATCTGTCACCGACTATCAGGGCAGCCATAGGCAATAACAATGGACCACGTCGCGACCATCTGCGACAGGTGGAGGAATACAATGCTGACCAACGACGATACGATGACACAGCAAACTGGTAAGCAAAACATAGAAACGACTGTGAACAGGACCATCACCAGATGGACGCGAGAAGTTGAAATTCCGCAGGCGTCAATATTCTGGACTGGATTTACCTTTTTTGCTGGAGGGACATTCGGCGCTGTACTTTCTCTCTGTGTGTTAAGCCTGCTTGCAAAACTCTTTGATTTCATAAAGGAGATGATATAATGGCTCAGATTTGTCCGTATGTGCTCGCAAATTTATCTGCAACGCTGTGCAATGATGATAATGAAGAATGGGGACCAATTCTTGCGAGAGCATTGAAGAACACTATTGATGAAAAAACTCCAGACGAAGACGATGAGCATTCTTATACCATATTTAGCATGCAGCTTTTGATTATGTGTAAAGAAGATAGCTGCGGCAAATACAATTCTTGTCAGGGGTTTATAAGAAATGCAGGTTAATAATAAATGCCTCGGGCTCTCCTGCCCGCAGGCTCTGGACGGAGATCTCATGTGCATGCAGTGCAAGTGCAAGGAAGACGTCCCCACAGGACTATGCTTCGAGCTGCACTGCACTCCAACGGCACAACAGCGCCCCCGTCACATGACGACACACTCAGGCATCCATCGGGCCTACAAGTCAGGCTCGCAAAAGGCCAATGAACGCACCTTGGAAGCGATGCTGATGCCACATGTGCCCAAAATGGCCCTGGAAGGGGCCTTAGAGCTCCAATTCGTGGCAAGCCTACCCGTTCCATCGTCTGTAACGAAACGTCAACGAGAGGCCATGTTATGTGGCAAAATTCGCCCAACGGTAAAACCAGACCTCGACAACGTGACAAAGCAGCTCAAGGACTCCATGACCCGTATGCACTTCTGGCATGACGACAAGCAGGTCGTGCGTATGGTCTGCGAAAAGGTCTACGCAGAATGCGGCATGTGGGCAGTGACTGTGCGTGTCATCGGCGAAGGGAGGCAAAAATGAACACATCTCACACGGCCCTGTCCGGCATGTCCTACGTCCAGGCCTGCCACATCTTCGGCAACGGCGATATCCACAAGGGCAGAGATCTGATCTTTTACCTGGCCGAACGCCTCCACATTGCACGCCAGAAACACCCCTGGCCTGAGCACGCATATGGCCCCTATCAGGCTCTTGGGGTCATCGGCGAAGAGTTCCACGAGCTGGAACAGGCTGTGCTCAAAGAAAGCCCTGAGCGTCAAAAATCAGAGGCTACAGATACCGCTATCTGCTGCCTGCGCTACATCATCGGGGAGCACATCGTGGAGGAAGGAGGCTAGCATGGCACGTCTCTCTGCAGCTCAGTGGGAAAAGGTCAGAGCCGACTACGAGGTCAGAGGCATCTCTATCCGAGAGGCCGCCAGAAAGTTCGGAGTCAGCGATGTGGCCGTCGGCAAAAAAGCCAGGGCTGAAGCCTGGATTCAGGGGAAAAGTTCGCACCTGGTCGAACGCAAAGTTAGCGCTTTGAAAGAAATTGCGAACATTGACGAGGAAAGTTCGCAATTTTCCAAAGTTGAGCAGATGACTATCGACAAAGTAGCCCGTGAACGACTGCGGGCGGAGGGTATACTGGCTGAACTGGACGTCGCTCTGGGGCGTAAGGCCATAGCCCTTCTTGCTGCCACAGAAAGCCCGGATGACGTGGAAACGCTCTCTCGTGTACGCAGGAATATCGCACCTGTACAGCCCAAGACCGCCTCAGAAACTACCGTCAATGTCAATCAGGCCCAACAGCAGGGGCAGGCTCAGATACAGGCCCTCAGTCCGCGTGATGCCCTGGCTGAGCTGGTGCGCAGATCACAAGCTATCGAAGCAGGGGGGGGATAAAATGGCAGAGTGGTATGAAGAGCTGGCTGCTCATAAACAAGAAAAATGGGAGCCAACTCAACTCTCCCCGGAAGATGAGGCAAAGTTTAAGGCGTACATCATGGCTTCGCCGTGGTTCGGGCAAATCAAAGAGTATGCTCTATTGGGAGGCGAAAACCTTACAGACGAACAGCTCTATGCGGATCTGACAGGCCCAAATGCAGACTACGATCTGCGTGGGGCGTGGGCCGAAGGAGTAGTGCCTCAACCTTACGAGCATGATGGCGGTACACTCCATTGGCCGTCAACAGCTCCGTCTGGGAAGATGCTAAAGTCAAACACACATCCTACTGCATGGATGGAGTTTTTTATGAGGCATGAAGGCGTTGACCCACATGAGCTAGGGTTGAGAACTGAAGAAGAAGCCATTGCATATACACAGGGTAAGCGGCGTGGGAACTGAAGATCGACGACTGCCAACTCTTGAAGAGTTCTTTTTGGCACATGGTTTTCTGACCCACCAGCCAAGAGTGATCCAGCCTTTCCACAAGAAAATCTTCCGGCACGTTGCCATGTGGGTTGAAGGACGGCTGCCCAACGGACGGCGGAACCTGGCTATCTGCATCCCTCCCAGACATGGCAAGACGTACATAGCCAGAGACCTTGTGGCGTGGGGCCTCATGTGTTTCCCCGACTCGGAGTGGATTTACACATCATACTCCGCCACGCTGGCCATAGCCCAGACCCTAGCTATCAAAGAGTGCTGCGCCTCGGACTGGTATCGGACAGCAGCGCCCTATGTGGGCGTGGCATCCGGGAAGGACAAGCAAAACTACTTCCGAACAACAGCAGGAGGTGCGGTCGATGGCGTGGGCACGGAAGTGTCGCTCACGGGTTTTTGTGCAGGAAGGAGACGACGGGAGTTTGGTGGTGGGATCGTCATCGATGATCCGCTGGTGGCTATGGATGCTCTCACGATACGTCGTGAGAAGTGTAACACATGGTATTCGCAGGCTCTCTACAGCCGTCGCAACTCAGCCCACACTCCCGTGCTTCTCATTATGCAACGCCTGCACGAGATGGATCTCGTCGGGCACGTGCTCTCCGTCGAAAAGGACCTCTGGCACGTCCTCTCCATCCCGGTCATGGACGATGCAGGTCAAATGCTCTGGCCGGAGACGTTCTCGGAGGAAAACGCCAGGCAGATGCAGGAGATAGACCCATTCGCCTTCTCTGCCCAGTACATGCAGGACCCGACGCCAGCAGGCGGGGCCATGTTCAAGCGGGAGCACTTCCAGCGGTACGACGCAGCCCCAGCGCTCACAGCGGTCGGTATCTTCGCAGACACAGCCATGAAGGACGGGGAGAGGAACGACTTCTCCGTCCTGCTCTACGCTGGGACAGACGGCAAGGACATCTACATCATGGACGTGGACAGAGGAAAATGGACGGCTCCGGCTCTGCTGGAGCACGCTCAAGCCTTCTGGTCACGCCATCAGCCCCACAGGATAAGTAACCCCGTGCGCTTCACGGGCTTCCATATCGAAGACAAGGCCAGTGGTACAGGGCTCATACAGACTCTCAAGGCACAGACCTCCATACCCGTCATAGCGGTACAGCGCAGTCGGGATAAGGTCAGCCGGGCCAATGACGTCCTGCCCTATGTGGCCAGTGGCCGCGTCTACATCCCAAACCATGCGCCGTGGGCGGATGCTCTCCTTGCTGAGATGACATCCTTCTCCCCGGCCATGACACATCTGCACGACGACCAGGTAGATACGGTCGTCGATGCCATTGATACCTTACTCATGCCCGGCGGCGGTATGCTTGCCGGTGTCGATTGGAGTTGACATATATGCTCAGACGTCTCGTAGACGGCATCTCAGGCGAACCCTATTACGTCAATGCCATAGATCAGCAGTTTAGACGTGCGGTGCTCGCGCTGGCGTGGCCCATGGAACCCATAGCGGGCGCGATAGTCGTCCTTGGTGAGCTTCGGCACAAGCCCACAGTCATCGGCGAGGCTCGTCACATACACCTGCTGGACGAGGTACGCTCCCACAATCCGGCGGAGCTCATACATGATGCGGAACGGCTCATGCGTCAGAACCATGTGCCCCGTATCATAACGCCGGATGATGATGCCAGGAGCATGCTTATCGACGTGGAGAACGACCAGCGGCGTGCCCAGCGCAGATATCCCTTGCGGTACGAGCCGCCCATACAGTGGCGCGGTAAGGGCACGGGCATGCTGACGTACTATCTCTCCCTCCTGCAGACCCGTCTCGTGGGAGCCAAGACCATCTTTTTCGGCCCGTCGTCCAGCCTGCCATCTGAGGTGAGCCAGGCGTCAACCGCACAGCAGCAGACCACAGA